CCAGTATTGAGCAACCAAATCATCTGTCTCCAGTCCATATCCATAAATACTATTATAATTGTCTTTGACGTATTGGTGCATCTGATGGAGGAGTGGAGGTATTTCTTGTTTTTTTCTGTTTGCTTTATAAGTTGGAGTTAATTTTTTCCTGAAGTTTCCTTTACTTCCATTAAAGGTCTTAACCTCTTTAACATTATAAATTTCGTCTAAATCGTTTACTATCTTCATAAACTGTTCATCAAATTTAGCAATAGAATCTTCAATGTTTCTATAATAAATATCTTCTAATACTTCTCCTTCATTTCGTGTTTTATAACAACTAGCGAACACCAGAGAATCTGCATCTATGAGTAAAACCATAGAGCAAAGATATATAATTATTAACAAAGTTTAATAACTTAAATTAAGATTTATTATACTGGCTTGATTTTCTTTTAAAAGATAGACTGGCTTTTTTAATTTTTTATTACTCCACATTGTAGTATCAGGACAAAACATTTTTACTGGTTTTGGTAAATCTATGTTATTGAGCCAAAACATAAAATTGCCTTTAGGATCATTAACAAAATATAACTTAACTACATCTTTAGGGAGTTTCATCAGAGCATCGTATTTTGCCTTTTCAATCATTTTTTCTGAATAGTATTTCGTTCTGAATTTCATCTCTAATACACAATCAAATCCTTTAGGAGTTTTTCCTGAAGCATCGTATAATTTAAAATTATCTTTAGAGTGTTCTAACTCCCATCCATCTATATTTAAAACCATAACCACAGCCTGTTCAAGTTTATGTATTTTTTTAATTCCCATATATTTCGTTTAAGTCGGTTATCCATTGGTTTATTATTCTGGGAGAGCAAGTGCAAGGTAAGTAATATTTATGCTTGAAATATCGTGAGTGAAACTGACTGACCATTTCAAGTTCTTCTCTGGATATGTTTGATCTGTTGTCCATTCTAAATTCTTTCCATTTTTCATAATCTTGTTTATTAAATTTTACCATCTTTTTATCTTAATGTTATTTAGGTTTTCTTTACGTTCATCACATCCACAATCCTCTTTCCATATCTTTTTGACTATCCATTTAATTCCTGTGTAAGTAGTAATTGTTTCTATGATGTTTCCTAGTTTCATTTTATTGATTTTAATATTTTTAAAGGAACTTCATAATATGCACCACCTTTATTTTTTTTAATAGGATATTTTAAAATGTCTGAATGTTTTATATATCCTAAAATTTGTACTTCGTTTGGCTCAAGTGTTTCATTGTATTTAACTCCTAAATAAATATCCTTTGGATAATTTGTTACATTCCAAACCTTTGGCATAATGTATCTAAAATAATTTTTTGTTGCTGATTTAATTTCTACTTTCTTGGAATTAATTATCATATCACAATCATCAAATACTCCAGAATTATCCAGTCCTTTGGCAGGTTTATCAACTTTAAAATTTTGTTCTAGCCATTTACTTGTTACCATTTCACAAACAACACCCCTCCACGTTTCGACATTCTCATATCTCCATTTTCCTTGTTTAATTTTTTCAAAATCTTCTATTTGCTTTTTTGCAAAATCTTTATCTTTTTTTGTAACTTCTAAATTAATCATTCAAAGTAATTTTTTTAATCTATCTTTTACTTTCCTATAAGTATTGTAAAGAGAGTAGTAACGTATTCCAGATTTTCTGGATAACTCGGCAATAGATTCTCCAGTATTAATAATATCAAATACTTTCTTGTCATACCAATACATCTTATCAAGTTCTTTTTGAACTAATTTATATTTTTCTAAATAATTAACATCTTCTAAAGAAATAAAATTTAAAGAATTTTCTACATCCAAATCAATTTTATGTATGTTTTTTCCTTTACGTTTAAGATCAAGAAATAAAGTTCTTAAAGTTTTAAAGATATAAAAATAATTAAAGGAATCTTCATACGAAATATCTAAACCATCTTCTAGTTTGAGTTGAATCTTAATGTACATTTCCTGAGTTAAGTCTTGTGAGGTCTCTTTATCTAATCCAAAAGATTGGCATATATCTATCCAATTATTGTTTTTCTGAAATAACATTTCCATCGTTTTTTTTACTTCCATATCTACCCTTTAACGGATTGTAAAGAAATTCTTCTCCAATCACATTCGGTAGTTCGTGTGCATTTACTTCAAAACTAAATGTCTCAAAGGAATAACCTCTGCTTCGTGTGCATTTAACGGTAATCCAGTCTTTTGTCGTGTTTTGTTCAAGTTGTATTTCAGTCTCTACTTTCTTCATTAGGCTAGATCCTAAATGTCCTGTCATTTTCTCTGATCCCCAGTTACTGTGAATTACAGTAATAATATGAATATTAAAATCTGTTGACCAGCTCATTAATTTCTGTACTACTGTATTAGTTTCTTCTATATTGTTTACATCTGAAACAAGATCAGCAATACCATCTATTATCAAACAGCCACAATTCTTTTTTGTCTTTAAACAATATTCAATAAATTCTATTCTTGTCTTTGGATTAAGTGATCTTAAAGCGTAAGTATAATAACATCCATTCTCTACATCCTTATTCATACTTATTGTCCTGCGAAACGATCTTAAAGCGTGGAAACGCCCTTGCTCGGTATCTATGTGTAAAAGACACCTTCCGTTTCGATGTCCTTTAATGTCTCCTCCAAAATTATTCTGTCCTGATAAATATACAGAACCTAGTAGAGAAATAAAAAATGTTTTCTTGCTTTTTGGTTCTCCAAAAATAACAGAGATATTTCCATACGTTCCAATAGGGATAGGAACTAGCTGGTCTCCTTGTTTTGATCTGAGTAATTTTTCTCCTAAAGATAAAGCAACTGGAGGATAAGATAGTTCTTCGGAGGTGTCTACAAAACACTCCTTCTCCAGCTTTGTCATTAGTCTAATAAGATTTTTTGTCATTGAATAAATATAAAAAAAAAGAGGGATAGTTCCTTAGACCTATACCCCCTAATTTTAGTTTTGAGAAACTCAACTATTTTTAAAACGGTAGCTCCTTTTTTTCTTTTTCAAGAACTGGCTCTGTTTTATCTTCTTCTGCCAGACAAACGTTTCCATCTTCCCAAATCACACGACCATTACCGATTGTGTGTTTGTTTTTCTTAGCTTCTCTTTCTTCTTTAGTTTGAGAATCATATAACCATACGTTGTTTCCAAATTTAGATTCATCACTAACAGAGATGGTTATATTATACCATACTCCATTTTTACCTTTTATAAATTTTTCTTTTGGCAACTTTGCCACATTCATATTTGCTGTAATTAATAAACTCATAATTTTATATTTAAATTTTCTAAAATTTTACTTAACTCTATTTCCATTTCTGGAGTTAATAAATACTTCTGCTTTACATCATCTAATTTATATCCTTTTTTCAAACCCTCTAATACTTTTTTGTGCTGAGGAGTGTTCGCCAATAATTTCGGTTTACCTCCCTGAGTATTTAAAACATCTGAATCCTGAGTATCATCAATTAGAAATAAATTTCCTAAAGCATACTTTTTACCATAACTAGATGCAGTACCAAATTTCTGTGGTGTCTGCATACCTTTCTGGCTCATATCTACTCCAACTATTGCAGTAGCTTTATACCTACTTAATCCATCTGTTAAAATAGCAGTTGATTTTAAAGTAGTCTCAGCAACTAATTCTTCTGTGATCCTTATACTTAAATTCATAGGGATTAAGAAGGGTTTAATTGCTTCTAATATATCTTCGGCACTTCTAAAATAGTATTTGCCAAAAGAATTATAACGTGATTTTTTAGACTTTAATTCTGTTTGAATTATGCCCAACTTGTCATTTAATGTTTGTTCCATTTTTCTCTCTTAATTGTTTTTCTAATTCTTCTATCCGTTTTACTAAGGCTTCTATTCTTACCTTATAATAATCCACTAAAGATTGATTATAGTTGTGGTTCATAATCCAATCCATTCTCTAGTTGTTTAAGAGCTAATTTTGCCAGTTCCAATTCTTGGTAGCACCTTATCACTTCTCCCTCATTAAAGCGAACTTTCCATTTGGCTTCCTTAATGAGTTTATCATTATTTAATTGGACTTCAATATTATCCTTGATAAATTGTCGTCTGTCTTTTTGTTTTGTATTCACTCTACAATATACACATTTTATTTAATAACTTTATGGTAAGAACAAAAAAAAAGGATAAAATTTAATTTATCCCCTTTCTTACAAAGACAAAATGAACAGAACTTTTCAAAAATAATTATTTATTTAGTTTATCTGTAAGTTTTTTGTATTTATTTATTAACAAGATCAACTCATTATTTGATAACTTAATAGTTTTTCTGGATTTTTTAAGAAGTTTTGCTGGTAGGTTTTTTTCTAGTTTTTCTAAAGCTACAGAATAAAGATATTGGTTTCCTGATAAATACCTATTGCAATAGCGACATTGAGCATAAACATTCTTAGGTTCAAACCTTGTAATTAAATGCCTTCTTCCTATAAAATGTCCTGCATCTACTTCTTTGTAATGATATTTTTTTTTACAACTAATACATTTACAGTAACCGTTATTATCTGAATCCCTTAAACGAATATATATACTGAATATTTTATCTAATTTTTTGACTAGAGATTTTCGTGATGGTTTTTTAGGCATTTATTTGTCTTGATGACGTAAAAAACGTCTGCCCATTTCATAATTGATTTTAGATATTGCTCTATAAATATATCTACTGTTTTTTTTGATTTTATTTTTTTGTCTTTTAGTAGAATCTAATCCTAGATTGCAATACATTAAATGATCCATTCTTAACAATCTATCTATTTTTTCTTGGTCTTTAATGGTCTTAAAATCTATTATTTTGTCTATTGTTTCTGTATTAAAATCCATATACAATAAAAATTGTTTCATAAATATAACGATTATTAACAATAATTTTAATTAAAGAAAGAAAAAAGAAAAACAACAAAAAGAAAAAAGAAAGAAAAACCCCCTAGTTAAAAAGAACTTAACTAAGTATCTGATCCAATAGGAGTGAGTACCTAAAGTTTAGCACCTTAAACAGATGTGCGACTGTTTTACAAATATATAATTTTTTATTTAACTACCACAGTTAAAACATTCATCATTATCTAAATCACATATTTCTTTTTCTATAAATTTTTTTCTGTTGTTAAAATCCAAGAAACTATTATCTTCCTTGTCCTCTATATTTTGATCCTTTGTAGTATTTGCCATTTTTATTATTTGTATTTCTGTTTTTGCTGTGTACATTAGGTCTGCTTTTTTTTGGTTTATATTTATAAGCAGGAGTAAAATATCTTTTAGCCATTATTCTTTACTTTCTCGTAACTCCTTCCTCCAAAGTAAGCACCTATCATTGTAATTAAAACAATTTTTAGTAAATCCTTCCATCCGTCATCCACTATAAACCTGATAGAACCTGAATCTATAAAAATCATAACAAGTGTTAAACAAATTGTAATAAGTAAAACCAAAGGTCTCACATTTTTTGCAAGAAAACTTGAATGAGATTGAGAATCTAAAGCCCACCTTTCGGTTACGTTCTTCTGCATATCAGCTTCGGCATTTATCCAAATCTGATCCATCTGTTTTTTAAATTCTGCTTTCTCCTGTTTGGTGTGGACAAATTTATCTACAATTCCAGCTAATTTATCAGCTATTCCAGCTCCAGTATTTCCAAATATTTTAGCTAAGATGTTCATTAATCTTTTTTAATATAAGAAATTAAAGCAAATAAAATTAAAAAACAACAAACGAAAATTAAAGAAAAATTTATAATTCTTCCCAGATCATTTGTTGCAGCAAGTACAAATACAGTTATCACATTCACACATTTTATAATTCATTTATTAAGTCAAACAATTTATTTTCTATACTTATAATTAAGTTTAATCTTTGAACTCCATCCCAGTTACCACCATTAAGACCTTCAGCTATTTCTAAAAGAGAAGAAATTTTCTGTATAGTTTGTCCTGTAGCTATTTGTTCTTTAATAGTTTTTTGATCTAATTGTACTGGAGGTTTATTTTGATTCATCCTGTTAGCATTGCCATTAAAATAATTACAACTATCACTATAATTATAATATTAATTTTAGTTTTCATTTCTTATATACTTTTTTTTCAAGATCATTGATTTTTTTATTTGCTTCAACAAGGTCTTTCTCTACATATTCTATTTTTGTTGTAAGCACATCAATCTCCTGAGATAGTTTCCCATAGGTCATTGTCAAGGAAACAATTAATCCTCCAACTATTATTAAAGTTTTAAAATCTATTTTTAGTTTTCTTTCTGCTAGTTTTTCCATTATTTGTCTTTAAAAGTTTGATAGCAAATAGCCATAGCTTCATCTTTTGGATGGTACTTCATTAACTGAGGTACACACCTAAGCATAAAATCAGATTGTTTTTCTCCAGACTTCGGTTTAGGTATTGGCATTTAGTATCATATTATATGATATGTAACGAGACTGCCTTTATATTTTGCTCTTAATGTTCTATTTCTGTTGTTTTTTTTATTCACATAAGATACGTGAACCCATTTAGGATTATCATTATTTCCAAATTCCCAGATCATCTGGTCAAAGTCTAAATTCTCTTTTATCCATTCAAATAATTCTCCATTTGTTTTTTCTCCTAAGCTAGATATATCAAGTGCTTGTCCTTTAGTGTGCTGAGATGTTTTAGTTGAACCAACTGCCACACAGAGGTCTGGAGACCTATACATTGAATTAACTCTTATAGGGTGGTCACACCACTCCCTTAAAGGCTGGAACACCTTAGAAGCAATTATTTGCATATTTTTAATATGAGTTTCTGAAGGTTGGTTTTTTATTTTTAAACTCTTAGCAGTTTTAGAAAATGTCGCTTCCTTAAAAGAAATATTTTCACTTATTTTATTTTTTGTTTTTGCCATAATAAATACCATTTATAAATTGTATACCCTATTGTAATCGCTACTAAAATAACTTTTAAAAATATATCTATATGAGTGAAAGTGATTCCTAGTGTTGTCAAATTCAGACAATAAATTTTTAGATCAGTTATACTCATTGGAAATATATTATTTTTTAGGTTCATCTTTTATAGGTTCATAACTTCCGTCTTTTAAATCGATGTTAATTTTTCCATATTTTTCTTCCAGCTCTTTTTTAGCACCTTCTTGTTTTGATACTATCTCTCCGTAAATATGTAACAAACTGTGTCGCTGTGTATCTAGCAATCCTAAGTCGTGAAGGATAGCAGCTTTCTTTTTTTCTTGCTCTTGTAATTCTTTTAAAGATTCTTCGTCTATTTTTTTACTCATTTTTTTAATTTTTAGTTAATAATAACAAATATAATTAATATTCTCTTTCATCCTTTTGACAATTACAATTTTTCTTTAGCTCATCAACTTCTGATTTTAATTCTTGTATTGACTTCACTAACAATGGAACGATTTTTGAATAATCTGCTTGTTGCATTTCTTCTCCATCTTTTTCTCCTGAAACTGCTTGAGGTAAAACTTCTTCCAATTCGTGAGCAATAGCACCATAACTTCTACTTCCATCTACCTTCCATTTAAAGTCATACATTTTAATTTTAGAAAGTTTATCAAGTCCAGTAAAATCTTGTAAATCTTCTTTTAATCTATAATCTGAAGTTGTATTATAATTAATCGTGGTAGCATTAGCCATATTAATAGAACCACAAGCCTGAGTATCATTGTAAAAAGTTATAAATTGTCCTGAAGTATCAGTTCCTCCTCCTCCTTCGTTGGTTTTCAGATAACCACAAGTATCAGTTGTTGATATATAAAACCCATTTGCACCACCTCCATAGAATGTAAGACCTCTTGTTTCTTTTGTGGTTGCGTGAACTAAAAGATTTCCAGAAGAATCTATAATGGCTCGAACAGTATTATCTGTGGTTTGAAAATTTATACTTCCAGTTTCTCTATTATTTATATAAGCATTTACC